AGGGGGGAAAGGAGAGAACCCGTGCAAGTTGACTTTTTTTCGTGTCTGCTTGAAAGTAAAAGGGAATCCCCTAACTTAGCGATATGAACGACGCGCAATTTCAAAGGTTTACGGAAAGAGTGGCCGAGTACAGCACACGCAGCGAGCTAACCAGCGGCGTAAAGTCTTTAATTCAAACGCTTTCATGCGTAGAGATTGAGGAGGAAATGCTGCAAGCTTTTTGCAATGAGCAAGGCACTTGCTACCAAGTCACAGGCAAAAGCGGAGACGTTTACAGCCGCGCACGTCCTGAATGGCAACAACTCAAAGAGGCACGGATGAGAAAGCAGGCCATGATTGCAACGCTGGAGCGTTTAGTAGGTACAACGGCAGAAACAGAAGAAAGCGTTGACGAATTCTTTGGATGAGTTCCACTTTGACGAAGACGCGGCAAATCGTGCCGTTGACTTTATCGAGAAGTTTTGCAGCCATGTCAAAGGCGAGCTTGGAGGCAAGCCGTTTCTGCTTGAAGACTGGCAAAAAGACGACATAATACGCCCGCTTTTTGGATGGAAAAAGGCCGACGGAAGGCGTAAATATCGCACTTGCTACGTCGAAATCCCGCGCAAAAATGGAAAGTCAAACCTATCCGCAGCGATTGCGCTATATATGCTTTTTGCAGACGGTGAGCCGGGCGCGGAAGTGATAAGCGCGGCAGGCGACCGAAATCAGGCGAATATTGTCTTTAGCATAGCGCAGGAGATGATACACAACAACAAACACCTGAGCCAACGCGCAAAGGTTTTGCGCAACTCAATCAACTACAAAAGCAGTTTTTACAAGTCCATAAGCGCAGAGGCAAGCACCAAACACGGCTTTAACTGTCATGCGGTTATATTTGACGAATTGCACACGCAGCCCAACCGAGACTTGTGGGATGTACTTGTAACATCCACAGGCGCAAGAACGCAGCCGCTTGTTATCGCACTAACCACCGCAGGACATGACCGTAATTCGATTTGTTTTGAAATTCATGAGTACGCTCGGCAAGTTGAGGAGGGTTCTATTCTCGATGAAACTTTTCTACCAGTACTTTATGCCGCTAATGAAAGTGATGATTGGACAGCTGAGGAAACATGGGCAAAAGCCAACCCGGGTTATGGGTCGATTTGCACTAAAGCGTACTTTGAGCAAGAAAGCAAGAAAGCGCAAAACGTCCCGTCGTACTTAAACACGTTTTTGCGTCTGAATCTCAATATTTGGACGAGTGCCGAGCATGCGTGGATACCTGACGACGTTTTTATGCAAGGCGCGGAGCCAATACCGTGGGAGCGTTTGCCGCTTTTACCTGCGTTCGGTGGGTTAGATTTGGCAAGCACGCAGGATTTAACGGCTTTTGCACTGCTATTTCGTGACGATGAAAACGATTGTTTTTACTTAATCGTTCACCAATTTGTAAACCAAGACAAGGCCGACAGCAAGAAATTAAGCGCAGGAATTGACTACCACAGGTACGCAAAAGACGGGCATTTGACAATAACACCAGGCAACGTCACCGATTTCAGGTATGTTAAAGACCATATTGTAGACGCCTGCGCTAAATACGACATTCGCGGCATAGGATACGACCCACGATTTAGCACGTATATCGTGAGCGAATTGATACAAGACGACATAGAAATGCATCCAATGGCGCAGAATATTACCACAATGAACGGCCCTACGAAAGAATTTGAAATGCAAATGATGAAAAGCAACATCATACACGGCGGCAATGAGGTGCTAAGGTGGCAAATGGGTTGCGCCGTTGTCTACACTGACGTAAACGAAAATAAGCGCGTGACTAAAGAGAAGCACGAAAGCAAGAAAGTGGACGGCGTAATAGCTTCAATCATTGCCATGAACGAATACGGCCACCATAAAACGAGCGGTGCGCATGATACAGTTTTTGATATAATTTCATTATCGTAATTTAGCGGCACATGGCAACACTTCGCGACAGATTGAACGCGCTTTTACGGTATCGAGTCGGCAAGTACGACTCCCAGACCTTAGCGAACGACTTAGGTATTTACGGCACTACGGTAAGCGGTGCGAATATCAACGAGAACACGGCGCTAACAATTTCAACGGTTTACGCCTGCGTGTATAAGATTGCCAGCACCTTGGCCAGCTTAGATTTAGAGGTATATGAGCGTACAGGCCGCGAGATAGAACCGGCGAACGTTCATCCGGCTTATGACGTTATCAAATACAAGCCTAACGAATACCAAACGGCCTTCGATTTTTGGGAGACCATTATAAGTAACGCAGTCATTAACGGCGTAGGCTATGCACTCATTGAGCGCGATGGCCGTGGCTACGTTACTAGCCTTGTTTGCTTAGATATTTACGACGTAGACCGCAAGAACGTCAACGGCCAAATAGTTTACAGCGTGCGCAACGTGGGAATTGTTCAGCCTGAAAACATGCTGGAGATTTGCAACCTACAAAGGAAGTCGCCGATACGTTTGCACCGTGAAAATTTAGGACTAGCCAAAAGCGCGGAGGACTTTGGCGCGGAATACTTTGGTAGCGGCGGGCAAATGACGGGGATACTATCCAGCGACCAGCCTTTAAAAAAGGAGCAGATGGATATAATCCAAGGCAGTTGGAACAAGGCCGCCCAGCAAGCAGGCACGAAGCTGCTGCCGTTTGGCTTCAAGTATTCACGCATCAGCATCAGCCCCGACGAAGCGCAATTTATTGAAACGCGCAAATTCCAAGCCGAGGAGATTTGCAGAATTTTTAGCGTGCCCCCTACATTGGTACAGCTCGAAAGCCAAACAACTTACAACAACGTTGAACAGCAGAACCTACAATTTGCACGGCACACCATTGCACCTTGGGCCAAGCGCATCGAGCAGGAGATAGATAGAAAGCTAATCCAGTCACGCGAGCGCCCACAGATATACAGCAAGTTTAATTTAAACGATTTGTATCGGGGCGATATGCAGAGCCGCGCAGACTTCTACACGAAGATGCTGAACAATGGCGTGTTGAGTATTAACGAAGTCAGGGGCAAGGAAGAAATGAACCCAACGGACGGAGGCGACACGCACACGGTGCAGGTAAACCAAATCGCGCTGGACCGCCTAGGCAAGTACAGCGATAAAGTCAGCAGCGATGGCGTTTAGTAAGTACCCTGAGGCGATGACAAACAACGCGAAACGCGGCCTGCGTCTAAATGAAGAGGTAGGCGGTAAGTGCGCCACGGCGGTTGGTAAAGAAACCGCGCGCATTTTGTCAAACAAAGAAGCGATTAGCGAGGCACGCACAAAAAGAATGTACAGCTTTCTGAGCCGCGCCCGAACATATTACAAGCCCGACGACACAGAAGCGTGCGGCACAATTAGTTATTTACTTTGGGGCGGTGATACCGCTTTGAATTGGAGTGAATCAAAAGTTAAAGCAATGAAAGAAGAAGAAGACAAGCGCACGGAAGAACTGCGCAACCAATACGGCGACAGCGTAGAACTGCGCACGGCAGAAGTGCGGGCCGCTGGCGATGATGCTTTGGTAGTCGAAGGCTATGCAAGCAATTTCGATGTAGAGTATGATTTAGGATACTTCAAAGAAACCGTAGCCCGTGGCGCGTTTGACGACGTTATGCAGGATGATGTAAGATTTTTACTCAATCACACCGGAGCACCATTGGCACGAACTACGAACGGAACGTTAGAGCTGAGCGTAGACGAGCAAGGTTTAAAGTATCGTGCAGCACTTGCCGACACGCAGGACGGGCGCGACCTTTACAAGCTCATAAAGCGCGGCGACATCACACAAAGCTCGTTCGCCTTTACCATTGAAAATGACACGTGGAGCGAAGACCGCAGCACGCGAACCATTACCAAGGTAGGCAAATTATTGGACACCTCGGCGGTTACATACCCAGCTAGCCCGACGGCATCAGTCTACGCGCGAAACATGGCAGAGGCGGCGCAGGAAGTGGAGGAATTGAAAGATGAACAGGTAGCAGCCGAACCCGTAGAGGAACAGCGTGCAGAACCTGAAACGATAAAAACAGAACCGCGTAACTTTACGCAAAACATTACTAAGATGACTTTAAACGATTTAAAAGGCCAGCGCAACGCAAACTATGAAGAGTTTGTTGCAA